CAAGCTATGGGGTGAACGTCGAAAGTCACCCTAGACAAAGCATCGTGGTGGGAACCACGAATGCGGAAACTGGCTTTTTACGTGATATCACGGGTAACCGCCGATTCTGGCCAGTGAAGGTGTCAGGGAACACCCAGAAAAAGCCCTGGGAGCTGGGGCGTGATGAGGTTGAGCAGATTTGGGCTGAGGCTCTGTTTATCTACCAGATGGGTGAGAACTTGTTTCTTGAGGGCGATGAAGTCCTTCTTGCATCAGTTGAGCAGGATGAGGCTATGGAGCTCGATGAGCGTGAGGGACTGGTCAAAGAGTATCTTGATACCCTTCTCCCAGATACCTGGGATCAGATGGAGCTTGGTCAACGCCGAGATTATCTCTCGGGTTTCAACAATGGTGGTACAACCCAACGACAGCTCGTATGCAACATGGAGATCTGGGCTGAATGCTTTGGTAAGGACCCATCTGTGATAAAGAAATCTGATTCATATGAGATCTCAACCATCATGCAAAAGATGGACAACTGGGTGAAGGCCAAGCGGACAATCTTCCCAATTTATGGACGACAACGCTGTTACCGTTGGGACAAGAATGCATGATGGACAACCACAATGTAGGGCTGTCCGGGGCTTGTCCAAAGGTGCAATTCTTTGTTTTGCAGAGGTCTAGGAACAGAAAAGACAAGTGGACAAGATAATTCTTATAGAGCATAGAAAAAGAGAGAAAATGGGACGCATATACACGTATATACGCGCGTATAGGAAAACATGGCCAATACTGTCCAACTTGTCCACAGAGGATCTACATGCTTGAAAAAACAATCGAGAGGCAGCTGGTGAAAGAGGTAAAGAAGATGGGGGGTCGGGCTGTGAAGTTTGTGAGTCCTGGGTGTGATGGGATGCCAGATCGTCTCGTGCTCTTGCCAAAAGGGAGGGTTGCCTTTGTGGAAGTAAAGTCTCCAGGAAAAAAGCCCAGAGCATTACAGATAGCCCGGCATGAGATGCTTCGAAATCTTGGGTTTAGCGTCTATGTGTTGGATTCGATAGAGAAGATAGGAGATATGCTTAATGATATATACACCGCATGACTACCAAAGATATGCAACAACCTACATTGAAGAGAAGGCAATAGCAGCAGTACTCTTAGCCTGCGGTCTTGGAAAAACAATCATCACCTTAAGTGCAGTCTTCAACCTCCTCTTCGACTCGTTCAAGATCCGTAAGGTCCTTGTTATTGCTCCCCTGAGAGTAGCTCGAGACACGTGGCCTGCTGAGATTACGAAGTGGGATCACCTTGGATTGCTCATCGCATCTGTTGTTGTGGGAACAACTATTGAGCGCAGGGCTGCACTACAGAGGAATGCAGATCTGTACATCACAAATCGTGAGAATGTGCAGTGGCTCATTGATGAGAGCGGCTGTGCATTTGATTACGATATGGTAGTCATTGATGAGTTGTCTTCATTCAAAAACCACCGGGCAAAACGATTCAAAGCCCTGATGAAAAAAAGACCTCTCGTCAAAAGGATTGTGGGGCTTACCGGGACCCCTGCCAGTAATGGTTTGCTGGACCTCTGGGCACAATTCAAACTTCTTGATATGGGAGCTCGTCTGGGTAGGTTTATCACCGCTTATCGGAATGCCTACTTTCTCCCAGACAAACGTAATGGCCAGGTCATCTTCAGCTACAAACCAGCTCCCGGGGCAGAAGAGAAGATCTATGAGGCAATCAGTGATATCACCATTTCTATGAAAGCAGAAGATCATATCAAGATGCCCGAGCTTATCAAAACAGAGTATCAAGTGTTTCTTTCTGAAGCTGAGAGAATCGTCTATGACGGTCTGAAAAAGGATATGGTCTTGCAGCTACACGATGAGCAGATTACTGCAGCTAATGCAGCAAGCCTTTCTGGGAAACTGCTGCAGGCTGCAAATGGCGCTATCTACACCGATGATGGTCAGTCCATAGGTATTCATGATCGAAAGCTTGATGCTTTGGAAGATATCATTGAGGCATCAAATGGCAAGAGTGTACTGGTTGCCTTTTGGTTTAAACATGACCTGCAGCGCATCACCGAACGCTTAAGGAATCTGAAGATCTCCTTTGGCTGTTTGGACTCGAGTGAGAGTATACAGCAGTGGAATGCAGGAGAGCTTCCAGTCGCTTTGATTCACCCGGCATCTGCTGGACACGGGCTAAACCTGCAAGGTGGAGGGAATCATCTGGTGTGGTTCTCCTTAAGCTGGAGTTTGGAGCTCTATGAGCAGACAGTGGCTAGGCTTTGGAGACAGGGCCAGAGATCCGAGACAGTAGTAGTCCAACACATTATCACCACCGGGACCATAGATGAGAGGATCATGAAGGTGCTTACCAGTAAAGCAGAAACTCAAGGCTCATTACTTGATGCAGTGAAAGCTGAACTTGATGGAGAGAAACGATGACACAGCAATCTACACAGAAATTTGTTATTGCGATCGCAAAGCGAGCACAAAGAGATTGGCATAAGGCTGTATCCCAGCTGACATACAACCCCGATTATCAACAGGCAAGGGAGACAAAGCAAGAGATCGAGGAGTTCTTTCGTGGTGAGTGGTTCCAGTTTCTCTGTGAGCTCGAGCCAGATCTCAGGGATATGATCCTGCAGGAGATGTGAATATGAATAAAAAAGAATATCTGTCCCAGGCTTTGTATCTGGATAAACGTATCAAGGCAAAAGAGCGTCAGCTTGATTGGCTGAAAGACCATGCAGTGTATGTATCCCCGCAGATATCTGACATGCCGAAAACCCCAAGAGGACACCGCTCAGCCATGGAGGAAGCAGTCGTAAAGATTGTGGACTTAGAAACAGAGATCAGCAATGGCATCGCACATTTGGTGCAGCTTAAAAGCACTATCGCTGAAGCGATCAGAGGAATCAACAACATGGAATGTGAGGCCATCCTTGAAATGCGCTACCTCACGTTCATGAGGTGGGAGGAGATCGCAGTACAGCTTGGCTATAGCCAGAGCTATATCTATCACCTGCATCGTAAGGCGCTATCGCTGGTGAAGATTATTTAAGGACAAGGAATCACTCATTAATAAGAAATGTTATTTTTACACCCAAATATTAAAAGCCACCTGCTTAAAAGAAAACTAGCTAAAAATGGAATAGAAGTGGAGTTTGAGTTTTTAAAACTCAAATCATGGACCAGTAACGCTCAAAATCTTCTTTCTCTTTAGAAGCAAGGACGTCTGAATAATGAATGATTTTCTTATTAAACTCATCAACTTTCGAAACATCATCCAAATTCTTGATTGAATATGGGTTATCTTTATCGGGAGTTATTAAAAGAGCTTTATGAGGTGAGATTGGAAAATAGAGTTGCAACTTTTCTGTCATTTCTTGTGGTATTGCATAATTATTGATGACTGGTTGGGACCCAGTTATAAATCTGACTGAAGAAACGTTTTCGAGTAATTGAATGTGATTTTTCCGGTTGTTCATATTATTTGAAAACTTAAAACCCAAAATTAGCTGCAGGATTGCTCTAATATTTATCATGTCAACACCTGAAAGCTTATTTGTCTCAATCATTTCTCCGATTGGAACAGTTCTGAAAAATTGAACACACACATAGGTAACCAACCCCCAAGCATCATCATTATCAATACTATCACCGGCAAGAATCTTTGTGATCACTGGCATTCCTGCTTCTTCAACTGCACAATAATATGTTTCAATACTCTGCATTGCCAATCCCTTCAGAATTTTTTGACTTACTTTTTCTTTCATAACATCTGGGACAATCTGTTTCTGTAAGACTCCGAATGATAGAGAACAAAATAACAAAATATCAATAAGGTGGAGAGTGATGTTTTTTTCTTGATTCTGAACCTTATCCCACTCTATATATATCTTTTGCATCCCCTGAAGTATGTCTTCTAAAGTTCGAATTGGATTATTTGCTACAAAATCTGAAAGATTGACATCATTGAGCCAAGCTAATAGGTATTGTTTTTCTTTTTCGTTGATTGCGTTAAGCTTGTAATAACCCCTCGTTACAAAGGCGTTAGTTGTATTGGTTGAAAAAAATTTTTTGTTTTCTTCCCGATATACCCAAAGTTGTTGATTTTCATTACACCACGCTTCAAGATATTTCTGTTGAACTTGATGTTGTCGTACCGTTGGATTGAAAATCATTGACATTTTTCCCCCTCAGCAGATGACCCAAGCTGCTTATCAAGGCTCTTACACCTGCTGTTTAGCTACAAGAATACCACATACTAAAAATAATATACGAAAACTTATATCGTTTAGACTTCCCTTTTCAAACGTTAAAATATCAGAAAATAACACTTGAAAATAGTTTGCTGTTTGCACTACTCTACCATCAGAGACGTACACACAAAGAGCTCGGGAGATTTCTCCCGGGCATTTTTTATGCCCTAAGGAGAAGGAGCGGATGCCCTACAAACCGAAGAAGCCTTGTGCGTATCCTGGGTGCTCAAAACTTACGCATGGCAGGTATTGTGAGGAACATGCAAAAACAGCTGCAAAAACTTATGAGCGCTACGGGAGAAACCCTGAAACGAGGAAACGTTACGGGTATGCGTGGCGGAAAATCAGCAGGCAGTACCTTGAGGAACACCCTTATTGTGAACTATGCAGGCGGTCGGGAAGCATGACTCCAGCAACCCTCGTTCACCACATCAAGGCCGCTAGATATGGTGGTACGGATGATGAGGAGAACCTCATGGCACTCTGCAATTCCTGCCATTCGCACCTTCACGCACAGCGCGGAGACCGATGGAACCGTTAAAAGGTTACTATATGTGGTGTTTTGGGTAGGGGCAATCAAATCTCTACACCATATATAGCATACAACGGGCAGGGGCTTTTACGCACAAAAATGCAAATTCAAACGGGGTATTAACCCCCTACTTTTTAAAGGCGGTACACCAATGGCTAAAGACGGTACCAACCGTGGCGGAGCTCGGGTTGGTGCGGGAAGAAAGCCAAAGGCACTGACCGAGAAAATCAATACAGGCAAACATGCAATTGTAGTTGAGCTTCCTGAGACTGGTGACTTGGAAGGCTCTGTGATGCCACCAGTGAAAGACTACATGACAGCCGACCAGAAAAACGGACAGGACTTCTGTGCCAAAGATGTGTATGAAGAAACGTGGAACTGGCTCAAAGACAGAGGGTGTCAAGAGTTAGTGAGTCCTCAGATTCTTCAGCAATACGCCATGTCCGTTGCAAGGTGGATCCAGTGTGAGACGGCAATCAGTGAGTATGGATTTCTTGCAAAGCACCCGACAACTGGCGCTGCAATATCCTCTCCCTATGTGACGATGAGCAGAGAGTATATGAAGCAGGTGAATCAGTGCTGGTATCAAATATTTCAGATTGTGAAGGAGAATTGCTCTACTGAATTCCAGGGAGCAAGCCCGCAAGATGATCTGATGGAGCGACTGCTGAAAGCTCGAAAAATCAGGTAGAAATCAAACAATTCAAAGGAATTCAAACATGAGAAAGTATCTCACTTCTGAGAGTGTGTGTCAGGGACATCCTGATAAACTCTGTGATTACATCGCAGACTCTATCCTTGATGCGTGCTTGGCTGCCAGCCCTCTCTGTCGTGTGGCATGTGAAGTCATGGCGACACGGGGACAGATTATTGTTGCAGGGGAGGTCACCTGTGAGAAGAGTATCAACGTCAAAGAGATCGTAAGCATTGCTCTAGAAGAAACTGGATATGATCCAGAAGATTTCATGGTGAGTGTTTTCCTCCATACTCAGAGTTCTGATATTGCTGGAGGTGTAGATAAGGCATTGGAAGACAGAGACTCAACGAATAAAAAGTCAGAATTGGGAGCTGGGGATCAGGGTACAGTCTATGGATACGCAACGGATGAAACACCGACGTTTATCCCGCTTGCGCTTGAGCTCTCCCACCACATCTGCCGGCTCCTTGATGCGAGTCGTAAAGACGGGACTATCGATGGGATCAAGAGCGATGGGAAAGCCCAGGTGTCAATCGAGTATGAGGATGGTAAGCCAATACGAGTTGCAGCCATAGTTGTCTCGGTGCAGCACGAACAGAGCAAGAACCTGGATGCGCTCACTGAGGAGATTACACACACCATTCTTCTGCCAGCGTTCAGCGACTTCCCGTTCGACGAACACACCCAGATCCTTATCAATCCTTCAGGACGATTCGTTGAAGGAGGACCTGCAGCTGATACTGGACTCACCGGACGTAAGATCATGGTTGATACCTACGGTGGCCTAGCTCGTCACGGAGGAGGAGCGTTTAGTGGGAAAGATCCCACAAAGGTAGATCGATCGGGTGCCTACATGGCCAGATTCATCGCCAAGCATATCGTGATAGCAGGACTTGCAAGGCAGTGTGAAATCGCTATCTCGTATGCGATCGGCAAGGCTGAGCCTGTGGCCGTGGATGTAAACACTTTTTCTACTGGGACCATGAGTGATGAAGATCTAACCAAGGCTGTCACCAGGATATGGAGTTTCAAGCCAAAAGATATCATATCAGAGCTGGGCTTACGCAATCCTATCTTCGCTCATACTTCCTGCTACGGACATGTTGGCAACAACCTCTTCCCGTGGGAGCGAATCAATGACCGATACATACAACAGCTACAAGGGAGCAGTGAAGCATGATTATTGAAAAGAAGCACATCGATGAGCTCTTGCCTGCAGACTACAACCCACGTAAAGACCTGGGACCAAATGATGCTGAATATCAAAAGCTCACACGCTCAATCAAACAGTTTGGGTACGTCGAACCAGTTATTTGGAATAAAACGAGCGGAAGTATTATAGGGGGACATCAACGCGTAAAAATTCTTAAAGATTTAGGCCTCACAGAACTTGATTGCGTGATCGTTGAGATGCCTCTTGATAAAGAGAAGGCGCTCAATATTGCGCTCAACAAAATCAACGGTGAGTGGGATAAAGAAAAACTTGCTTTGCTGATTGCTGATTTGCAGGCAGAAGATTTTGATGTATCTCTCACCGGATTTGAGCCTGCAGAGATTGATGATCTCTTTAAGGAATCTCTCAAAGACGGTATACACGATGATGAGTTTGATATTGAAGAGGAACTTGCAAAACCTGCGCTCACCAAACAAGGGGATCTCTGGAAGCTTGGACGGCACCGGTTGGTCTGTGGGGATAGCACCAAAGCCGAGAGCTTCGAGCTGCTGATGGGAGGGGATAAGGCAC